AGGATCAAACGCTGGTAATCAGAATACTGAGCCTTTGTTCTTGAATTTGTATATTCTGGATAATAATGCGTTAGCTCCTACTTGGAAACTAAAAACAAGCATGAATTTAGTTAATGAGGTGGTCCATATTTATGGTAAATCTATTATGAAGATTCAAAACCGCACGACTGCGGTAGGTGACGGTAATACTGACGTGGTGACACGTAATCCGCTTGTTGGGAGAAGGTATCATTTTAATTCCGGTGTTCCGCATCAACGTAATGTTGATATGATTGGAATTTGTTATATGAGCACAGAAGAAGGTATTATGTCAAAAAATCAATCCGCAATAACAAGCACTGGTGGTCGAGAACCTCCTGTGAGATCGTTATTCACGAATTGTACTAAGCATGTTGGTGTAAAAATTGATCCTGGCGAAATTAAATATGGGAGTGTTTATCATAGTTGGTCCGGAACGTTGATGAAGTATTATAAAACTTTTAGACGTGACGTGTCCGCTGAGTCAGATCCTGCGCCAGGATTCCAGAGTAGGTTATATTACTATCCTGGAAAATCTGAAATGTATGCTCTTGAAGATACGATTAATTTGAGTAATGACGTTACTATTAGTGTTGCTTTTGAGGTCCAGCGTGAAGTTGGAGCTTATTCAAGAACTATCAAAAAGTCAGCAATACTTGCTGATTACAGACAGACTCTTAACGCAGTTTAAAATAAAAAAGTTGTCTGGTATATTTATTTAAAATGTACGGTAGGTGGTACACTTTTGTAGTTTAACCGTAATGTTAGGTGACCAAAATGCCCACTTAGTTCCCGTCTCCGTGTTCGAAACCCGTAAGTGAACCATTTTTCAGACCATTAGACGACGTTCTAGAACAACTTCAGAATGAATTCTGCCCTGGGCATGTGTATATTCTGAGAAAGGAATGCCCGAGATGTCAAAGAGTGATGTGTCGTAATTTGAGAAAAGCCCTTGGTCCGAAAATAAAGATCGACTAATTTTTTTTACACAGCAAACCATTTAAGAAGAAAACGTTCATGTGAATGAGCGTTATGGGTTAGGGCATTCCTCGAGGGCTTTAGCCCTCGATTCCTAGGGTTAGATCGAGGGCTTTAGCCATCGATGGTTAGGGAATAGGGAAAGGGGGAGGTCCTAGGGGATAAGTTCAAGTAACTAACTTTTATTCAATTATATTAAATCTCCTGATTCTTCGCATAACTGCCGGATCTTCGGACAATGGCCAGTTATTGCACGTAAAGCATTTGTAGATCCCTGCGGGGATAACAGCAATATTATGTCGACAATGAATTGCGCGAGTATTATCAAAATCAACAAGATGAATTTGTGACGTTCTTGGAAAGTGGTTGAAATCGACGTCATCAAAGATAATGCTGACATGGTACCCTGGTTTAAAACCTTTTAATTGATCTATATGCGAAACGAAAAGACAAGGCTTGGGCATAGATCGCTTTGCCCACGTGGTTTTACCGCAGCCCGATCTACCTCTAATGACCAGGGTACGATGTAGATCAGGATTGAAAGCGAATTCTTGTAAAGCGTTGCACATGTTGCCATCGTGTTCGGAGGTAACAATTGTGGACAAATCACCCTTGGCTCTATTCCAAAACCAATTGGCAAATTGAAATTGGATTTTGTTTTCACAACACCACTGGAACCAATCTTCCTGTGATGTGAAGTCGTTGACTTTTTCCAATAATTTCGGTTTAAAGTCATCGATGTCAAAATGCGTCTCTGTGAAGTCGCCACCTTTTTTGACGTATGTTTTGCACGCGTTCCAGTTACGTGGGTCTTGTTTGTTGGGGTGTTTACCCTCAAAGTCCAACCATCGAACATCATGTCTTTGATGGGCTTTAAATTCCACACAGGCGTGCAAATGAGGTTCGCCTGACTCATGGAGCTCTCTTGCCACGCAAAGGTATTGAGTGTCTGCAGCATTAAGGAGGAATGCGAACAAAGCATCCTTGGAAGCGTCACATTGAGGGTAGGTGAGGAAGAAGCGTTTTCCATTGTAAAACGAAGGCATGACCGGGGTTGGTCACATGACCACAATTAATATAGGACGCCACTTGTAAATTTACAAGTGGCTTGTATACTCTTATATTATTGTCCTCCTCCTCCTCCCACACCCCCCTTAATATTACGGGGGGTGTGTTCCTGCACAACAAACAAAACATGAAAAGAAAAAGTTCTAAAACTGTATCTTTGAACTCCAAAATGAAAAGATTTTTATCTGAGATGGCCAGTGAGTCAGCGAAGTCTGCATTGGCTAGTGGATTAAATGCATCTATACCTGGAAGTGGGACTGCATTGCGTACCGCAATGTCGATTGCATCTAGAGCGAGATCTATTAGATCTGGATCTAGAGGTAAGGAAAGTACACGTTTTCCCATGCGCAAGATCAAATCTAAAAAGGCTTATACTATGCTTGGATCTGTATCGAAATTTAAGAAGCCTAAGAAGAAAGTTACAATGGAAGAACGTTTCGGTCGTACTGGTTATGTACAGAAACATGAAGTATCGGGTACACAAGGTGGTACCGATTGCGTATATCTAGGTCATTCATCTTATTGCATTGATGATCTACAGATTGTGATCTGGGGTGCATTAGTCCGCAAGTTGTTCAAAAAATCGGGAATTGACATTGAAGCTACGTCATTGCCTATTCCTGCTACTGCAGGTAATTTTTTTGAAGGAGATGTGGCGCAATGGCGCATCTCGCTTGCGCGATTGAACAAATTGCAAGTTGCCCCAACCTTTAATGCCAATAATTTTAATTATGACATTTTAAATACTGACACGTTACGTACGGTGGCTAGTCAACTGGTTAGTGCTTCGTTAACATTTTATGGTATTCAAGGATCAAACGCTGGTAATCAGAATACTGAGCCTTTGTTCTTGAATTTGTATATTCTGGATAATAATGCGTTAGCTCCTACTTGGAAACTAAAAACAAGCATGAATTTAGTTAATGAGGTG